CACCGAGAAATATAATAAAGCCTGAGGACTGGAGATAATATGCCCCTTAGATGGCCCCTCTACTACGAACCGTCAAATGAAAAGCCCCTAGACCTACTTCGGGCCCATGTAATGCGAATAAGACGAAAGGCAGCCAAATGAAATCATACCTCTTGAATGAGCATGATACTAACAACGTCAATAGAATCAACGTCATGCTAAAAAAAGTACAAGCCCTCAAGGAGTACAACCCGGCATTGCTGGAGAAGACTCTACGGACGAAATGGGGACTCCCTGCACGTCGAAAGGCTGGTAAATGAGTCAGACAAAAGAGGGTGCAATCAAAGCCCGTGAAACCATGATTAAAAAGTTTGGCGAACACTACTATGCAAAGATTGGTGCAATAGGTGGCCGTATAAGCCGGAAGAAAAAGAATGACCAATAGTTGTGGTTTCGCAGCAGTCAATAAAGGCAAACACTGCGTACCAAGTGGTTTGAACCACTGTGTTGTATGTAAGGTAGCTCTTTAACAATCTGGGTGCCAGCGTAAGTGGCAGCAGTTGGCTCCGTGACCGTCCAAACGTTGTTCTCACGGACACTACGGTTGAAATAGACCTAGCGTGTTGGATGCAGCAGCCCAGAATAGGGGATTACGTTGCTCTGTGAACGGCTGAAATAATGCCGATTACTATGAGCGCGGAGCAACGCCCCTAACACAATGGAGAGTTGGGATAATATATATTATTGGGTGAAAGTTTTTCACCCAAGATGGGCGTAAGTAACTGGTCGCGGTACACGAAAGCTTGCTCCCATCTTCTAGCCCCCCACAACCAAACTAACTAAGGAAGGAAAGATTATGACCCAATTAGATAAAGATGAAATAGCAGTTGTGCGTTTTGCACTCGCAATGTTAAAAAGTAGCTCATTTGGAGCAACTGAACGCATGAAAAAAGTATTCGATGAGCTATGTGAGCGTTTAGATGTGGAGGAGTTGGCATGACTAAAGCAAAAGATGAGCTAAACATTGAAGTGCTGCCACCTATTTTTAGAGCTATTGGCCCAGCCGATGACGTAGTAGTAGCTGCCGATAAATTACTAAAATGGCGTGACGACGCAGTACAAACTGCACAACTCGACATATTAACCCGACTAGAGGCACGCTCAGCAAACTTCAATGTGGGTGAGCTTCCTGGTGACGGTGCTTTTATGAGAGCCGTAACAGTTGAGGTACTTCAATCAGAACGAGCCTTAATAGAAAAGAGGATGATGTGAGCAACTGTTGTTCAGCAGCCGTGTCAGACCCGAGCGGTGAAGGTAGAGAAGGTCGATGTATGGATTGTGGCGAGATGTGCGAGATTGTGAGCGAAGAATGAAAATACTAGTAGCCTGTGAATATTCTGGTCGTGTGCGCGAAGCTTTCCGCAAGCTAGGACATGACGCTTGGAGTTGTGACCTACTACCGTCCGATGATAATAGCCCCTACCACATACAAGGTGATGTACTGGAGCATTGTACGTACCTAAGTTATGTTGGCAACCGTCACTGGAATAAGCCAGGTAGAGCGGAACTTCGCAAAGAGGCGTTAGATTTCTTTGTAGCACTAGCCGAAGCACCAATCCCAAAGATATGTGTAGAGAACCCACTAGGCGAACCATCTAGGGCGTACCGTAAGTATGACCAGATAATACAACCTTACTATTTTGGTGAACCATACCAGAAACGTACTTGTTTATGGCTCAAAGGGTTGCCACTTCTGACATGGGATAAAGAAAAGGCTATCAAACCACCACCACTATTCTTACTAGGGACAACAGGCAAACCAATAAACTGGGTAGAAGGTGTAAAAGGCATCAGCTCAAAAGACCGCTGGAAAATACGTAGCACAACATTTCAAGGAATTGCAGACGCATTCGCAGCACAGTGGGGGAGCAATATGAACGCAGAGCAGTTTAGGATGAAAGGAGAGCAAGATGGATTTACAAACATTCCTAGACAGTGAACTTAAAAGAGTTCGAGCAAATAAGCTAAAAGAAACAAATCAGATGACCCTTGGTGTACTTATAGATAAACTAGAGGCGGTACCACTAGTGTATGGGTCGGATAATGAACCGAAAACTGTTAGGTATGACTTTGAGTTTTGCATACCAACAACACTAGATAGTTGGAGAGGTTCTTATGACGAGCTTGCTCTTGGCTGGGACTACCAAGGGTACGCTCCTGGTGATGCACCAGACCACAACGGGACTGAAGAACTAACACTTGATGGATTGTTAAATGAACTCAAATCAGCTATCGGTAAAGGGTTCTGTGGGTGGAAGGGTGGCGATTATGTTATGTCTAGGGACACCCCTATTTGGGTCGCAAACCCTGGTAACTCTGGTAATACGACGATTACTGAGGTCGTAGATAATGGCTATGAAGTAATACTGATGACCGCATACTGCGAGTTTTCCACGCACAACAGGTTGGTAAAGTAATTATTAAGGAGGAAGTGAAATGATGCCATATTGTCGTTACCGAAGATGTAAGCGTGTCGCCACACGGGAAATCGGTACAATCAACTACCCTAGTGACGATATGCCTAGCGGTATATGGGATGAGGTCACATACGTCTGTGACAAACACTATGTAAAATTACTCAAGCTGCTAGGGGTTAAACAAGGCATAGTGCCAAAGGGGGAGAAATGAGAGTACATGAAGGTTGCTACTGTGCTGAGTGTGATAAACCAGTAAGTGATGTTGTTACCATTGTATCTGTCCCTCCCCCCACACCCAATGGGGTTGTAAGTGATGAATTAGAAAACATCTTGCAAGCTTACGGCATGACTGTATACGAGTTCAAACTGTACGAGCCGAGCGCTGAGTGGAACGCCGCAAAAAATAAGGCTAAACAAGCCATAGAGCAGCTATTCCATCCCACCCAACTCGTAAGTGATAATTCTAAAATACCTCCCCAAAATAGAATAAGCGACGATGTTATTCTAGCTGACGGGGTTGTAAGTGATGAGATACTACCAATGCTGAAAGTTATTGCCGATAAGGGATATGTGCAGAAGAAAGACGTAGAACCTATAATCGCTCTCATCACCCAGAAAACAACAGCAGCACGAATAGATGAGCTGAGTCACATAGACCCCGCTGCTCGATGGTTTCCTACGGATGACCTATACAACGCCGTAGCAGTATCCGAGCGTCTGATGCAGCTTCAAAAAGGAGACAAGGCATGAGTGATGAGCTACGGGAGCAAATACGTTGCATAACTGGTGAGTGTTTCCATCACAATGACCTAACTTGTCTGTATAACGATGCAGATGACTTGCCAAGTTACTATCAGACCGACAAAATCATGTCCCTCATCACCCAGCTAAAGAAAGGTATGAAATGAACAAGCAATACGAAAAACTATTACATAAACAACAGAATCTGTGGATCATCATGACGCTAGTGTTGATTGTGGTTTCATATGTCGGCGGAATCTTCGTAGGAGCACTCCTAGCAACTCGCAACACTACGGCCACCGCCCAGGCATCGTGCCCCACTGACACTGCAGATATGTCCTATATTCTGCAAGGCTACAAGGAAGATGGTAAACCTCTATGCACTGTCAACTATATTCATGAGTGTCCGTACGCACATGCGTTGTCGCTGACTGACCCGCTGTGCGACAAGCTTGCCAAGGAACAGGCGGCACCAGTCGCTACCGCACCAGTAGTAGCCCCAACAGAGACAACATCCGCTAGTGGTGATAATTCTTGCAAGTAAATTGTGATAATTATTACTGCTAGTGTTTAGTTTTTATGGAATCTGTGATATAATGTAGCTAATCATTCAGGAACTTCTACGCCGTTAATACGGCGTTTTTTAATGTCTCATCGAGGCTTGTCGAACATGCCTCTCATGCCAGGGAATCTGGTCGTACCTTTATATTCATATTTACGTTACGGCGAAAGCCGTTCCTAAATGAAGAAGAGACAGCTTACACTACTTATCCGCTCCGAACCTCACATGGTTAGGATTGTAGGCCGTCTCGATGAGACATTAACCGCCAGCGAAAGGCATATATGTTCAAGAGCTACAAGAAGGGGCGTATCGATGAAGCCATCGATACATACAGATACCTCTTAACAGCTACGAAAACACAAGCCCTCGCCCATCTTAGGCGAATGCACAGAGAAAAGAAGTTTAGGAAAGCAATAACGAAACTGGAGGATAAAAAGTGAGCAAGCTCGACGTACAAGCAAAAGGCAACTTTATCATTGCCGTACCATTCATAGAAGAGAATGACAAACCATTTGAAGTAGTCGATAACTCACAGCCGAATAGCTATCTCACCGTCCTGTCGGTCGGAGAAAATATCACCCTGTTCAAAAAGGGCGACAAGGTAATTCCGTCAATCAATGAGTTCCCCGCGTTCATACGCAATGGCACTCAGTACCTCGTGCTCAATGAGGATCAATTAGTCGGAGTAGTCAAATAATGTACAGGGAAATCAAACACGGACAAGACGCGCGCCAGGCAATCAAGCTTGGCATCGACAAAGCAGCAGATACAGTCAAAGTCACACTCGGAGTAAAGGGCCGCAATGTCATACTCGACACTAATCCTTACTCGAACCCAATCAACACCAATGATGGTGTCACTATTGCCCGAGAGCTTATCCTAGAAGACCGATTTGAGAATATCGGCGCAAAGATAGTCAAAGAAGCAGCAGGCCGAACAAATGATGTAGCCGGGGATGGCACGACCACCACGGCTATTTTATTGCAAGCTATCGTTAATGAGGGGTTCAAGTCAGTTGTAGCCGGTGCTGACCCTGTTGCAATCCGTAGAGGCATCGAGAAGGCGACTCTTGAAGTAGTAAAAAACGTCAAGGCCGAAGCAAAGGTACTTAATGATATCGAGACCCTTACAGCAACCGCTACTATCTCATGCAGTGACCCTGAACTCGGCAAAATGGTTGCTGAGATTATCAAAGAGGCTGGCACAGAGGGTGTTGTTACCCTAGAGGATAATCCCGAAGACGAGACAATCAGTGAGCGCGCTGATGGTCTAAAACTCCGCGGCAGCTTCACATTGCCAAACTTCATCAATGTGCCTGAGCTGCAGCAGGCGGCATTCAATGACGTACCTGTGTTCGTCACCAACCAGAGCATCACGCTTGCTCAGGAAATGGGTTCAATCATGGACGCTGCATACAAGAAGGGCAAGAAGGCAGTCGTTGTCATTGCTAATTCTATTGAATCGGACGCTCTCATCACCGCCCTAAAGAACTACCTTGAGAACAAGTTCCATGCCCTACCAATCCGCGTGCTTGCTTACGGTGACATGGGTGAAGGAATGCTTCGTGATGTAGCGGCTCTAACCGGCGCAAAGTTCTTTGATGGTGCTGCGAACCAGCGCATTGTAGATATCAAACCTGAAGACCTTGGCATGGCACAGAAAATTGTCGCCTCAAAGCACGAAACAACCGTCGTTGCTGGTGGCGAAGACACCAAGGCAAAGCGAATCACTGAGCTGAATGCTCAAATCAAAGCGACTGACCGTGAGTTCGAGAAAGAATCTCTCCGTGAGCGCATCGCCAAACTGAACAATGCTCTCTTCACTATAAAAGTAGGTGGTGTCACTGATACTGAACGCCAGGAACGCAAGCTCCGAGTTGAGGATGCCATCAATGCCACTCGCGCTGCACTGACTGATGGTGTTGTGGCCGGTGGTGGTTCAGCACTATTCCGTGCAGCAATGCTTACGCAGAAAGAACTCTATCTCAAAGAAGCAGATGATGAGTCAATGGGTATCATGGCTGTTATCAATGCCTGCAAAGCCCCAATCCTTCAGATGGCACTCAATGGGAATGTCATCCTTGATAGAAGTGACTACAACGCAATACTGGAAGATAAGACCAAAACCCTAGACTTCAAAACCGCTGAAGTAGTAGACGCATTTGAGCAGGGCATAATCGATCCTTCAAAGGTTGTCACCTCAGCTCTACAAAATGCAGCCAGTGCCGCCGCCCTCTTCCTGATATCTGAGGCAGCCGTAGTACTAAAGGAAGCACCGAAAGAGGAGCAACTGTGAAAGACATCAATTATTCAGTAATGCTTGAACAGGAGCCAGAATTCAAAGACTACGTTGCAACTGTTACCCTTGCATTGCTTGACAATAATTCACTCTCTGCCATGTTTGCAATGTACGATAGCGGCGTCACAAAAAAACAGGCAATTTCTATGCTTGGATTCATGAAGAAATTAGGAGATAGCCAAGAATGAAACTCTCACTTGTCATCCCATTCATTGACCAACCGGAACTGACAAAGCATTGCATTGAGACAGCAGAGAAGAATGCAGGAAGTGAGTTTGAATTGGTGCTCATTGATAATGGCTCTGATGCTCCGCTATTCAATAAAGGTAGAAGAAACATTGGCAAGAATGCAAAGATGCTTTATCTCTACAATAAAGAGAACATCGGCGTTCTTCCTAGCTTCAAGCAGGGCTTTGACAAGGCAACTGGTGACATCATCTGCTTCATTCATAATGATGTACTCATTCATGAAGAGAACTGGGTTCAGAAAGTTATCGACGCATTCACTTCAAATGATAAGCTCGGCCTCGTTGGTATTTTTGGTGCTGTTGGTGTAGGTGAGAATGGTGGACGTATTCGACCACAAAGCAAGATGCTTGGCAAGGAATGGGGCAAATGTGAATGTCATGAAGTAGCATGGCAGCATCATAGTGAGTACCTAGATGGCCTATCACCTGCAGCAATACTCGACGGTGTTGGAATGTTCTTCAGCCGTGCAGCAGCGAATCATCTACTTGGAACTGACATCTTCGTAGACTGGCGCGCACCTCATCATTTCTATGACCGCATTATCCCACTGAAGCTTATTGATGCAGGGTACAAAATAGCAACGCTCGGGCTTGGCTTCGATCATTGGTCCGGCGCTACCGCTAACAGCTCAGAGAAGTACACAGAGAGTGGCAAGAAGTGGCTAGAGGCTACAGGGCAATATCAGGACGGTGTGAATATTGATAAGCAGATTTATGACATAGCCGAGAAACAGTTCTTTACTGAGTTTGGCCGGCGAATACCATGCTACGTTCAATCAGATTGGAATTATGAATGGCGAGGTGTGGCATAATGCGTGACGATGGCACAATCCAACCCGCAAAAGTAACTCACTTTACACAACAGGGCTACACAATCAAAGGGTTAATCCATGGAGGCATGAACGATGGAGAAGAAGTCTACAGTTATCAAGGCCTCGGAATCCAGCGCATCATCGGATTTGAACCACTGGTTCATGCCGCTGCAAAGGCCAGAGAACTACATCCTGATATTCAAGTTGAAGAAATAGCACTTGCGAATACTGACGGTTTCACTGAGCTTATTGTCACTAAAGGTGATGGCAAAGGCTCTTCGATCTATGAGCCTATCCTTGAGAGCGAAGAGGTAAAGAAGAACTGGCAAGACAACGGAATCATTGTCGGCCACCAACAGATTGAAACTATGCGTTTTGCGACATGGGTAAAGCAAAACAATGTTGACCTCAGTCTCTATAACTGCCTCGTGCTAGATACCCAAGGCAACGAAATGGATGTGCTTCTTGGCATGGATGACTACCTATACGCCTTTGATTTCCTATCCATTGAGCTCAGTAGCACACCAGTCTATGAGGGCGAGACATCAGCAGAGAAAGTATGTGCCTGGCTCAAGGAGCATGGCTACACCCAGGACAGTGAAATACAGAGTCACAATGACGTTTTCTTTATCAAAAACAGCATTAAGCCTGTCTCTGACAGGGTTTATAGGGGGCTAGCATGAAGCAACTCGATGTAGGCGTCGGAGGTGCTAACCGTATCATGGATGGCTATGAGGGCTACGGAGTTGATATCTACGCGCATGAGCGACCATGGCTGAAAGAAAACAAGGAGGCAGACCTTGCACTTGCGGCCATACCATACGCAGATGACACATTCGACCTCGTAACTGCCTACGATGTGCTAGAGCACATACCAAAGATGTTGTATGTAAATGGCTATCGTCGCAACTGCATGATTGAGCTATTCAATGAGGTATATCGCGTATTGAAAGATGGTGGCGAGTTTCATTTTGAAGTACCAAAGGGCGGAACAACACAGTACATGGCAGACCCTACTCATGTCACTGAATGGGTTGAGGATTCAGTCAACTACTACTCGGGCGACTACTTCGGACACCATGATACTTATGGTCATACAAGTAAGTTTCAGAAGGTTTCAATTGACGTCAGCCCTGAGCTTAGCTGGCGTATGTGCGTAACATTAAGAGCTATCAAGCCAGCGGGAGAGCCATATAATGTCTAAAATCGGCATCGTTGTTCCTGTCCTTAACAACTTCCGTGGCTTCACGGATTTCATGAGCAGCATCAAGACTGAGCATGAATATCGAGTGTATGTACAACCTCAGTACCGCGCACAGGTGCCATTGGCCCGTGCATGGAATCAAGGCGCACTACAGGCATTCGCTGATGGCTGCAAGTATGCCCTTGTCTGTAATGACGATATTATGTTCTCCCCTGAGTGCATCGATAACATGGTTGAGCAGATGTGGCGTCTCAAGAGCGATGGCGTTGTCATGGTAACCCCGAACAACATTCTCGGTGAACTAGGTGACCCGTACCGCATTCTTGACTACAAACTCCCCGAAGGCCATGAGGTGACGTTTAGCGACCACCCAAACTTCAGTTGCTTCCTTATTGGCAAAGACTATTTTCAGACCGTAGGCTATTTTGACGAGAACTTCAACCCTGCATGGTATGAAGACAATGACAGCCATAGGCGCGCTATCCTTGCGGGCGTGCGCGAGATAACAACAACTGCTGCGCCAATGGTCCATATCGGTGGTGTCAGTAGCCACATGTGGACAGATAACCCAGGCTCGGGCGCATCACAAGCATACTACATCGAGAAGTGGGGAGGCATTCCTGAGAGTCACCCACTTGATGCCGTCAAGGAGCATTTCGCAACACCATACAACGATAGCAACTTAACACTAAAGGACTGGAGAGGAAACGAGTATGTCAAGTAATATCTCGACTTCTATAAGGGGAGTGCTCGAAGTGATGCTCGTAGTATTCATCATTTTGAAGCTCACCCATTTGATTGCCTGGTCATGGTGGTACGTCATGATGCCTCTATGGCTTACGTCCTTAATCGTTATGGCTGGGCTTATCATCGCACTAATTATTGTAGGCATTTATTCAATTACAAAAGGAGATGATGATGAATGGTAAACCAACCGCCGTTGATATTCTAGCCGACGAGCGTGAGCTATGGATGAACTCGCCTGTCGGGTATCTATATGCAGAGCGCATAAACCAGAGGGAAGATGGTCGTATTAAGAGTTTCCTAATCAATATCTTTGCTCAAGGTGATGATGAAGCGGGAGACTCTATCCGCCATGCAAGCCTCGAAGACTGCATACAAACACTACTCAATAATGGATTCAGCTTTGACCCTGAATGGTACGGCAACCGAGAACTGCCAAAGGGCATAGATGGCAAGCCTATCAGTCGTCTCGACGATCCTGAGTATCAACGAAAGATGGGATTCCGACCATGACAGATAAAATAAACGTCCTCGTACTAGCAGATTACGCATGTACAACAGGCTTTGCGACCGTTGCAAGCAACGTCATGCGCCAGCTACATAATACGGGTAAGTATGATATCGACGTCATCGGTATCAACTACACTGGTGACCCGTATGACCATGACAAGTTCCCGGGTACTGTCTACCCTGCATTGAACATAGCGAACATGCATGTCGGTGACCCTTACGGACGCCAGAAGCTTGTCGATATGGCCGGCAGTGGTAAGTATGACCTTATCTACATAATCCAAGACACGTTCATCGTACAGACGTTCATCAAAGCCTTGCTCGAAACACGCGATGAACTAGCCCGCAAATACAAGATTGTCCATTACTTCCCAATCGATGCAGAGCCGAAGCCTGAATGGGTGACCGACTGTGTAAGCCTTGTGGATTACCCTGTTGTTTACACTGAGTACGGCAAAGAAGCAGTACTCGCTATTGACCCGTCTCTTGAAGACCGCCTACAGGTGATTTACCACGGCACTAACACAAGTGACTTCCATTACATCGAGGACCGCGAAGAGGTGAAAGAGTTTCGCCATAACTACTTCAGCGGCAAGGCAGATGATAAGTTCCTCATCACCAATGTCAACCGCAACCAGATACGCAAAGACCCTGTGCGCAACTTCCTCATTCTCGAAGAGCTACGCAAGCGCGGCCATGATAACGTCGTCATGTATCTCCATATGAGCCACGATGACCAAGGCGGAAACATGCTCGTCATGGCACAGCACTTTGGCTTCAAGCTTCAGGAAGACTTCATTCTGCCATCGCCTCGGTACTTTAACCCAAATCAGGGCTTGCCAGTCGATGCAATCAACCTCATCTATAACGCCTCAGATGCACTCCTGACTACCACGCTTGGCGAGGGATGGGGATTGAGTATCACAGAGGCGATGGCAACTAAACTGCCGGTTGTAGCCCCTGCAAACACGTCAATCAATGAGATACTTGCCGATGGCCGTGGGATGCTCACTAAAAGCGGCTCGAATCCATCATTATGGACCATGCTTGGTGGTAACGATAACGAACGCCTTCGCCCGCTCATGGATGTAGAGGATGCTGCAACCAACATTGAGAAAATCATGAAAGGCTACAAGCCAGATGTTGATGCAGCCTATGAATGGGCTACCGGTAACAATTGGGGTACCATTTGCCAGCGATGGGAAACCATCTTTGACAGTGCAGCCAAAGAAGCCCGTCTCTCTAGCCAGCTTGGTGTGTCACGCCCTAATAGAGAACAACGTCGTAAGGCTCAGAAGAAGAATCGGAGGTAGTATGCCATTCTACAGATACAAACATAGTTGCGGATATGAAGGTGACCAATTTCTCACTCAAGACAAAGAGTCTGTCGTTCTCAATTGCGCCCGCTGCGGTCTTGGCACCACGGCGCACCAGGTCAGGGATAAATCAATAAAGGTTCATGAGAAGGATGAAGTGAGGGGAGTTTTCCGTAATGAACATGGTGGTAGCAATGTCGTTCACAACTAAATCAACTCCCCTGCAGAAGGTACTCGGCTTTGACGCTGCGGAAGAGACGTATGACCAGCTAGATTTCCGTGAGCAGATTATCATTGATCTCAGGATTGCAGGCTGGTCACAGGAGGAAATAGGCTGTGCACTCGGACTCTCGCAAGGGTGGATTAGCATTATATTCCGACAGATTCGCTTTAAGCTTGCAGAGGGTAATTTACACAAGACCCTAGAGCTGCGTCAGTTCTACAGGGAGAATCATCCGCTTGTGATGGATGAACCAAAGGCAGAGGATGAATATGAAACTGAAAATTGAAGTTGTCAAAACGCGACATAATACATTACAGAGGCAGCAAAGAGGATAAACCATGGCAGGCACAGGACAATCAAATAATCCAACAGGCAAAGGCGGCTTCCAAGAACACCCCGAGAATCGTTCTGATGGTGGGTGGAAAAAGGAAGATTCTATAACTTATCAGTACAACTTCTTATTGCGCATGACACCGGATGAGCTTGCAGAATATGTACCTATAACGGCGGCTCAGAAGATTGCCTACTCAAGAGTAACTGCTGCAATGAAAGAGAACGGCCTTCCTGACACCAAAGAAATTACAGACCGCACAGAGGGCAAGCCAGTCCAGCAAGTAAAGCTGGGTGGCGACGGAGAGGCTCCGATTGCGCTCGTGAGGTTCTTCGATGACAAAGACAGTTGATATATTCATTCCACCAGAGTTCAAGGAACTGTTCAACCCGAAGTGGCGTAATCTCGTGTTCTACGGCGGGAGAGGAAGTACTAAATCCCATAGCATCGCCAGAGCTCTCGTTATCCTTGGTCGCCAAAAGAGAATGCGCATACTATGTACGCGAGAGATTCAGAACTCGATTGAGGACTCTAGTTTTCAGTTGCTCAAGGATATCATCGACCTCTATGAGCTTAGCGATTATACCTATACCAAGAATGCCATTTATAACACACTCACTGGCACTCAATTCCTATTCAAGGGCCTAAAGAAAGGCACAACTCAGAGCGTCAAATCTCTTGAGGGTATCGATATATGCTGGGTAGAAGAGGCTCAGTCAGTAACAGAGGAAAGCCTTGATATTCTCTCGCCGACAATTCGCAAAGACGGCGCACAGCTTATATTCTCATTCAACCGGCAGAATGAGCTTGACCCTGTGTATGTCAAATACGTTGTACAGTCGCCCCCGAACACCTATACGAGAAAGGTGAACTACACTGACATTATCAAGTATGGCATCTTTCCTGAGGTGCTACGCGTCGAGATGGAGTACGACAAAGAGAATGACCCTATACTCTACTCGCACAAATGGCTTGGCGAACCGATGGGCCAGGCAGAGCTAGCAATTATACCGAGGCAATCAGTGCTTGATGCTATGCAACGCAACATAACTGATGAAGGTGCTACGATTGTCGGTGCTGATATCGCGCGCATGGGTAATGACCGTACTGTACTGTGGAAGCGCAAAGGGCTCAAGACACTCGACAAGAAGGTATTTACAAAACTGAGGACAACCGAGATATGCGACCAGCTTGAGATGTTCGTTGACTATGATAAATCTGTAGAGATACGCATTGATGATACCGGTGTCGGTGGTGGCGTTACTGACGAGATGATGAAGCGTGGGTATAACGTGACAGCAGTCAACTTCGGTGGTGAGGCTTCAGATTCAGATAAGTACCCGAACTGGATAAGCGAAGCGTGGTTCCATATGCGCGATGTTATCAGTGAATCACAGCTTCCTATGGATAGCGACCTCATCATGGAGTTATCAACTCGTGAATGGGGCCAAGATAACAAAGGTCGCCGAAGAGTCGAGAGCAAACAAGACTACAAGAAGCGTGGTTTCCGCAGCCCTGACCTTGCTGATGCCTGTATCATTTGCTACTCACAGCCATACATGCCAGCGATTCTTGGGTGGATGAGAAGCCAGGCTGCTAATAGAGAAGCGGAAAACTAGATATGATGAGAATAGAACACGAAAGGACAGTATAAATGGGAATCTTCGATAGGGTCTTTGGGATTGATAAGCTCGTTGAAGCGCAGATCAAAGCTCAAATGCCAGAGTTCACCAAGGAAATCGGCTCGCATATTGATGCGGCATTCGTAAAAGCCGTCTCACCACCAGCAAATCCAACCGGGAAAACCGGCATGATGCGCTATCAGATGAGCCCGACACTGCAGCAAAATACAACCTATTCACGCCAGAAACCAGATAGCAATGTACCATTTGACGTGCTACGACGCTTCTCAGTCGCACATGAAGTCTCACGCGCAGCTATTAACTACCGCAAACGCCAGCTCGCTGGTCTTGAGTGGGATATCGTTGCCGAGGAGCATGAGGACACTAACGATTACACTGCAGAAGCCAAAGAGATTAAGAAGTTCTTCAAGACAATTGGTGGACCCTCAAACAAGTACCGCAAGTTCATCGCCCGAGAGACTGAAGACATTCTTGTCCTTGATGCTGTGTCGCTCTACAAGCAGCGCACGAATGGGGGCAAGCTCTATACACTCATACCTATAGACCCGACAACTATACGCCTGCGCGTAGGGCAAGCTGGTGAAACGCCAATCCCGCCTGAGATAGCATACAGACAAGTCATACGCGGTGCCGTGGTTGCCGAACTTACGACTGATGAGATGGTCTATGACATGATGAACCCTCGAACGAATAGCCCATATGGGCTTGCAGCCATCGAGAGTCTCATGATAGTCGTCCAGAGCTCGCTCAAAGCAGGGCTCGCAAATATGGCATTCCTAACTGAAGGGAACATACCTGAGGGCTTCTTTGGTGTTCCTGATAGCTGGACGCCGCAGATGATTAACGACTTCCAAGAGAACTGGGATGCAGTCATGGCCGGTGATGAAACCGCTACTGCAAAACTACGCTTCACACCAGAGGGCTCGTATACAGCGACCAAGAAGCCATCTGACATGGCATGGCAAGAGTTCAACGAATGGCTGATGAAAGTCACGTGCGCGATGTTCGATGTACCACCATCAGAGATTGGCTTTACACATAGCAAGGGCGGTCTTGGTGATAAAGGCTCGAACCAGATTCAGCAGCAGGCAGCAGATAGCCGCGGTCTCGTGCCGCTCGCGCAATTCTTTGAGGAAATCTTCACCGACATTATTCAGAATGAGCTTGGCTATGAAAACCTCAAGTTCTCGTATGTTGGGCTCAAGCAAGACGAAGATGCCCTTGTCAAAGCACAGGTAGCAGAGGTACAAATCCGCTCAGGGCAGCGCACCATCAATGAGATTCGCACAGATGAGGGTCTTGATACTGATGAATCACCACTTGCAGATAAGCTTATGATTACCACAGGCACACCGACCTTCCTCGATACACAGGAAGAGCTTGATGCCAAAGCAGAAATTGCCGCAACTATAGCAAGTGGTGCTGCCGCGAACAATGCCGAGGAAACACCGCCAACCGAGGACAAAAAGACCGATGAAGAGGCTCCGGCTGATAGTACGCAGAAGATGGTCGCGCTCGTTACTGAGTTCCGCAAGTTCCGTAAGATGGCACTCACGCGCAAGAAAGCAGGCAAGACATTCCGACCATTTACGAGCGACCTACTACCAGCCGAGACCGTCAATGAGATGAACGACAGGATAGCAAAAGCCGAGACTGCCGATGACATCAAGAAGACGTTCAGTGAATACATGCAAGACTATCAAATAAACTTTATCGCGGACGTCGTAGAACTCCAAGGCAACTTACAGAAAATATTGGGGTAGCTCGATGGATAAGCTTGCCCTAACCAAAGCGAAACTCGCGACTGATAGATTTCTACGGAAAGCTAAGAAGCAAAATGAGCCATTCCAGGCGTTCTTGCAGACTGACGCATACAATGCTTTCTATAAGTCTTTGGCATCTGCTACATTGAAGCAGGGCACGAGCGTAGCTGACGCGCTGCGTAACTATGACCAATCGACATCTCTTGCGATGAATGACGACTTACAACCATTGACCGAAGTGCAAAAAACGCATGTCGCACAATTAGTAGCAGACTCAATGCCGTCACTTTCCGACCTTTTGACGCCCGAGCAACTAGTAAAAGCCTTGAAATCTGCCTTTGCTTACTCTGCTATCCAGCAATACAAGCGATGGGGCTTAATAGCCAAGGCTGACGTCACGTTCAAACTGACTAACCAGAAGTACATTGAGATGCTGAACGACCAGGCAAATTACCTGCTCAACCAGTCATCCATAGATAATACGACGCGCGAGCAGCTCATAAATCTTATCAAGAACGGCAAGCTTGATGGCATGACCATCGATGAGATTGCTAGTGAGATTGACGACCAGTTCGGAGAGATATCAAAGACGCGTGCGGACGTCATAGCAAGGACTGAGACGGCTCAAGCAATGGGAAGTGCTAACAATGCGACGATGATTGAGAACGGCGTCCAGACGAAACACTGGGTGCTTGCGGGTAGTAATGTATGCGAGATATGCCAGGGAAATGCTGATGATGGCTCAATGCCAGTCGATGAAGAGTTCAGCTCGGGCGATATGAATGAACCGGCCCACCCGCGCTGTGAGTGTTATACCGAAGCTGACGAGATAGATCTTGACAGTGTAGACATATGGGATGGCTCATAGTAATAAGTTTTCCCTATCCTCAATACAATGAGAGTAGAGGAAGACTATGAGCAAGATATTTAATTTTCACATACCTATCAGCAAGATTGACGAAGAAGAGCGTGTTGTTTGGGGCGTTGCCACCACTGAGGCAGTAGATTCTCAGGGTGATATTGTCGATTACGAAGCCAGCAAATCGGCGTTCAGCCGATGGCTCGGCAATATCCGAGAGATGCATCAGCCTGTCGCAGTTGGCAAGGCTATAGATATTCAGTTCGATGACGAGAACAAGCAAGTCCTCATTGGGGCGAAAATCAGTGAGAGCACTGATGGCGAAAATGCATGGACGAAAGTCAAAGAGGGTATCTTGAACGGTTTCAGCATCGGTGGCAACGTCAATAAAGTTACCAAAGAAGTTGCCAAAAAGAACGGGAAAGACGTCAACGTCACCCGTATTATGGACTACGATCTTTCAGAAACGTCACTCGTCGATAACCCTGCCAATCCTGAAGCGATGTTCGTCATGGTTAAAAGCCAAAATGGCGGTCTACAGCGTATCGAGCACGAAGCTACTGAAGCAGAGATGAGCAAGGGAATCAGACTCCCCGCCTGGCATATGCAGTTCATGCTACCAATAGAAAAAGCCCAATCGTTATACGATGAGAGTATGAAGACACATAAGATGGAAAAAGCCGGTATCGCAGTCTTGGATGAGGAGCCTAAGAATGATAAGGGCGTAGTAGTTACCCCTGTTATAAATGGGCCAGCACCAATCAAGCCTGCAGCATTACCAAAGCCAATTAAACGAGGGAAGGAATCTGAAATGAAAAAGAGTATGTATGATGCAGCGTGGCTGCTTGATTTGGCTATTGAGCTAAGTTACTACATTAACAATGAGTCTTATGAGGGTGACGATGTTGCAGAGCTGAAATCTGCTCTCGACACAATCAAGCAAGCCGTCGTCAAAGAGCTATCAGAGCCTACGGCAGAGCTTACCGTTGCAGTTGAACTTGCACAGAAGAACATCGACCTCGCAAAGTCAAAGGTTGCTGACATGACGAAATCAACGGCTCCTGCCGGTGGTGAAGAGCGCAACGACAAAGCCGAAGTTGTCACTACTGCTGAAGAGAACGGCCGACCAGTCAATGATACTGAAGAGCGAGCCGCTGATGCTGGCGTAGAAGTCGCCGGTGCGGTCGTTGAAGATGCCGAAGGCAATGAAGTCGTTGCGCCTGCAGTCAAGGCCGATGAAGTTGCTGTTGTCGAAGAGCCAAAGGTTGAGAAGCCTGCGGATGCCCCCAAAAAAGAAGTCAAGGTTGAAGAGCCGAAGACTGATGAAGCCAAGAAGGATGACGCACCTGCCGAAGATGCCGAGAAGTCCGTCACCATTGGCGACTTGAAGAAGTTTACTGATGGCTTGTTTAGCAAGCTTGGAGATTCTAATAAGGCAGAACTAACCAAGGTGCTTGGTGAATTTGCCGGTAAAGTAGAGAAGTCAATCACTTCACTAGAAGACCGGATGACAAAATTCGAGAATCAACCAGCGTCACCAAAGGCAGTTGCTAGCTTTGTAGAAATCGAAAAGGGTGCTGAGAAGCGAACCGGTGAAGAGGTGGACGTTGCCGCCTTGCTAAAGCGCAGAGATGAGCTTGTCGCTAATCCCAACGAAGGCACTCCCGCCGAGAGAATGGAGCTTGCAACACAGCTTCGTAAAGCTCAGGCATCGGGCGCAAAACTTTCCTAATAGCAATTAAACCCATACGAAGGAATTTCAATTATGGACGCAGAACAAGTACTCGCAGAGGTTGATTCGCGCATTGCGAAAGCAGTCACGAACACAACCTACACTATGAGCCCCCCATCTCGTAGTATTTACTCACCAGAAAACCTTGACCCTACCATCAAGCACGTTGTGCCTATGGTGGCCCCGGTACGAAACATTTTGCCTCGTACTCAAGGTTCAGGACAGGTCGCTACATGGCGCAAGCTTACTAGTCGCCTCGATCCACAAGCCGGTGGTACCGGTGTTCGTCTTGGATTCGCAGACGCAGGTCAGCCAAACCAGACAACGCAGAGCTACACGCTTGCAACCGCTGCTTACAAGAACATTGGTCGCGACGTGGAAATCGGTCGTCAGGCTATCGCGAGCAATCGCGGTGGAAGCCTCGAAGATATTCGCGCACATGAAGAGCTCATCAAGGCGACGGAAGTCATTCTTGGTGAGGAAGACATCATCCTCAACGGTGACACCGCTGTCACTGCGACCGAGTTTGATGGATTTGCCAAGAGCTTTACCACTAACTCTGGTACTGCTGGCTATGTGACCGCTTCCGGTATCGGTGTCTATTCACGAACAGTCTACGGACAGGGCGCAGAAGCTCCTACACACTGGATTGCAAGTGCTCGCCAACAGCAAGCTCTCGCCGATGACCTCCAAGGTACTGGCTCTATTCAGCGTATTACTGTTGATGCACAAGGTGCCGCAGTTGGTGGTGTTCACCTCGCAAAGATTGTGAACCCTGTCACTGGTAACCTCATTGACACGTTCGCGAGCCGCTACACTGGCTCATTCGGTTACCTCCTGACCGTTACGCATGTGACCGGTGAAAACTGGCTCTGCATGGAAGACCTCGAATCGTTGAGCGTCTACGACGTTCCAACTGCAAACCACTCAGTCGTATCTCGTGTCTACGAGACTACGGTCCTGAAGGTGATTGCCGAGAACTTCCAAATGAAGGTCGGTGGTCTCAGCCTAACCTAATCGGAAGATTAGCAGTCGGACGCTGGGGGCATACACTTGCCCCCGCGCCTGATTACTAAGGAAAGGAAAGCCATGACGAACTTAATCACAGCCCAAGACCTCGCAGATTTCGCACCTGACCTTGATACGTCGGCTTACACCTCTACCACGATATCCGGCATCATCTCACAGGCTACTGCTGAGATTACCCAATTTTGTAGTGTCAAAGATTTCGTTTTTGGCACATACACAGACAAAGACCGCGCCAGAATCACGAACAAGGGTGAGCTAGTTATCAATCCCCGTGTGCGCCCGGTCGTGAGCGTGCAGTCAGTCCGCCTCAAGAGGGGTGGCTTTTCTACAAATCTCACCCTCACGGATTCTGCCGGAAATCCTCTATATGATATTCCTGACCCTGGCGACCGCATTCATATCCCAAACAGCTATCTATACCTGACAGGAACCTATCTCGCAGGAGGTAACTCTCAGATGATGACACTGCAAGCTGCGCAGCTATGGGCTGAGGTAAGCTATACCGCCGGATGGCAGACAATACCGCAAGACCTCAAGGACATCTGCATCCTATGGGTACAAGACATTGTGATGCGCAAGATTAACCGCGCCGGCGCACAGAGTTTCACTCAGGGTTCACTGTCGATTAACTTCGGCAAGAGCAACCGAAATGGTGACTCTCCGATGTTGATGCAAGCGAAATATATGCTTAACCAGGGCGGGTATAACAAAGTCGGGATGTGGTAGCCATGCTTGAGGATAAAGTTGCATTCGTAAGCAAGGTGACATCCGATGGCAGTGGTACGAACAAAGAAACGTACCTTACCTATAGCGGGTTTTGGTTTGGCGGACAACGATCCGCTGCAATCCGTATCAACATACAGCCTGCGTCGCCCGAGCTGACCGCACTATCTGAGGGTGAGATATTCAAGACGTTCAAAGCCTTTACGAGCGCATCAGGGCTTGCTGAGGGCATGAGAGTCACAGTAAGCGGTACCAATGACACTTACACGGTAAAAGGACGTGAGAACTACGGCTACGGCATTGGCATGCACAATGAAGTCGTACTTATCAAGGAGGGGCGATGAGCCTCGCTGTCGAAGTAGAGGGCTTTAATCAGCTCGTTGCTGACGTGAATGAGGCGGGCCCTAATTCTGAGCGGCTCATGAAGGCTGCGCTTGTCAACTCAGTGAATAAGATTCAGTCAGAGGCGCGCGCTCTCGCGCCACATAAAACAGGTACGCTGCAACGCTCAATCCTTACTCAGGTTGATTATCCAGAAGGACAAGTACAAGTAAATGAGAAATATGGCATATGGCTTGAAGAGGGAACCGGTATATACGGTCCGACAGGCTCGCGGATTACCCCGAAGAAGGCCAAGGCTCTTGCATGGGGTTCTGGTGGCTCGATGGTATTCGCGAGGAGTACGAAGGGTATGAAGGCGCGTCCATTCTTTAAACCAGGTATCGAGAAGAGTGTCGAATACATAAATGCACAGTTTCAGAAAGTTATTGAACGATTAGCGAGCGGACTCGCGGGAAAGGGGTTCTAAGATGGCACATTACTATGACGATATAGAGGCAGGGATTGTTTCGCTGCTGCAGAGCGCAACCAAAGCAAAGGTTGTGTATGACTATGAGGAGACGAAACCAACCGGATATCCGGCCATTACCGTCACCCCGAGCGATGGTGAAGCTGAGTTCCTCGACACCATGCGCGTGCGTCGCGACTTTGTATTTACCATAAAGGTGTATCAGGAACGAATTGAAGCCAAACCACAGGGAGCCGAGCAGATTATGCGCGCCCTGGTGGACCAGATACTATCACTCTTTGATGACCCGGCAAACACTACCCTCGGCAATACAGTCGTATATATGAAGCCCGTTAAGTCCAAGTGGGGCTACCTGCAAGCACCAGATGCAGATGTACGGTCTTGTGAAATCACTCTATTCGGCGAAGTAGCTCAGTAGTTATATTAGAGAATCAATCTGAACCTTGAAGCTGGAATATCCAGCAATACTATCAGTTGTCATTAGATTGAATGTCTTCGTGTCATTTGGTGAGATATCATTCACTACCCCTGACGCGGTTCCGATTATCTTTCCATCAGCACTATAGAATGTTGCCTTTAGAGTAGCAGAGTGTTTGGTGCTGCTGTTATTGGTCGCTTCTCCGACAACCTCAGTAATGCCATACCCCTTATCGCTAACAGAGGTGTTTTTAATGGTGATAGTGTCCTTGCTCTCCTGAATAGGCGTAGTACTTACAGATGATGACGTTGGTGAAGTGTACTGATTCAATTGTCTATTGCTTACCACTACATATGCCACAAAGGCAATCACGGCTGCTGCAAGCACCCCTGAAGCGATTACGTTTCTTTTCGATACGGCCACAATGACCTCCTTATTTAATGCAGTCATTATATACACCGTTCCAAAGATATATCAATGCAGTAATAAGAAAACCCATTCCGCTCTACTATGAGAATAGAGAGGAAGGATTATTATATTATGACATTAAACATTGGTCGTCAGGGTTTCATCGGTGTTGGCCTTCAGAGTGCCGCACAAGTTCCCGCCGCAATTGCTGACTATGTTCCGTTTGACTCAAACACACTTCACGGAGTGCAAGAGCAGCTCAAAGTTCAGCATGCTACAGGTTATCGTGACTCAACATTCTCAAGCGTGCCGGGCAAGGCGTACTCAGAGGGAAGCATCGGTGGTATCATCGATAGCAAACTCTTTGGCTACTTCGCTGTTGCCGCTCTTGGTACTGTGAATACCGCAACACAAGGCTCTGGAGTCTACAAGCACACCATCACCAGGAACGATAGCAATGCTCCGCAGTTGCTTACCATTACGAACGATCGTGTCGTTGACAGACAGAACTACTACGATGTTGCCGTTGACCAGCTAGAAATTGCCGTAGGAACAGACCTTTCAAGCTACACTGTAGGCCTCAAGGGAGCATTCCCGCAGACTACTACCTCTGGTACGAATACGACTGCATCTGGCAATGTCTTCAGCTTCCGCAATGCGCAGTTCGCCTTTGGTTCTACTGTAGCCGTCGCTCAAGCTGCCACAAACCTCAAGACACATGACATGAAGGTCACTATCAGTAACAATGCAGAAGTCGTTCATGCACATGGCTCTAGCAACCCACGCTCGGTCAATAACAAGGGCTTCTCAGTTGGGGCAGATTTCCAGCTCTACTTTGAGAATACTACTGACCGTGATGCCTACTACAACCAGTCGAAGCAGGCAGCAAGCCTACAATTCATCGGAAATGGTATAGGTGGTGGGTTCTTTGAGTTCGTGAAGTGTAACTTCTACCAGACATCCGTCGAAACATTCGAACTTGAAACGGGCCTTGATAGCTTCTATGCCGAGAAGGTCAAACTATCCGCCGAATGGGATAACGTCAACTCGAAGACGTTCGATATGGAAATACAGAACAATAAGACCCTCTACATCTAATACGAAAGGTCATACAGATGAGTTACTTCAAGGCACAAGAACTGAAAAAAATCACTCTCCTGAGCGATAAAAAATATTGGATTGAAGTGATTGCCGACCTCAAATATGGGGATATTAAGGCCTTTGCGAATGTAAGCCAAGACGGGAACATAGACTTTGCCGCTCGCGCCGATGTGTTCCTGCAAACAGTCATCAAGAACTGGAATCTTGATGATGAAGATGGAAATGTGCTACCGGTTACACCTGAGAACATTGACAAGTTGGCGCAAGCCGATGCAGTCATGATTCTTGAGGCGGCTGGTAGCCTTGTCGAAAGTGACGAGCAAAAAAAAACTTTGTAAGCAGCCTCATCTCTGCCCTTAACGGTTCGGGAGAAGGTGCGCCAATTGAGCTTGTCGAGTATGAACTTTGCCAAACTTTCGGCTGGACGATAACGGAATTGTACAAACAACCGCTTATCAAGGTGACGAGGTTCATACACATCATGAATCAAAAGAAGCAGATGGAAAGAATAAGAGCGCAAACAAATGGCTGATATCCGAGATTTAACCGTTAGAATTAAAGGCGACACAAAAGACTTCACCAATTCGATGAAGGGAGTCAAGTCGTCATCTGATGAAAGCCATACCTCATTCCTGAAACTTACCACTGCCGTTGCTGCCGGACAGGCAATTTTTGCCGGTGCCTCTGCTGTTATAAACAAGACTGTCGGATTCCTGAAGGATAGCGTTTCGCAATATGAAGAGTCAGAGCGAAACACCAAGCAGCTTGAGCATGCCGTTCTAGACGTCACAAAAGCTACGCGCGAGCAGCTTAAGGCTACAAGCGAACTTGCTGACCAATTGTCACAAAAGGGTGTTCTTGATGATGATGTTATCCGAGCCGGACAAGCGCAGCTCTCTACCTTTGGTCTTACGAATGCATCTGTACAAAAGCTATCAAAGTCAATGGCCGACCTTACGGTCAACCAGTCGGGTGTAAATGCAAGCTCAGACGGAGCAATCAGCGCGGCCAATATGATGGCAAAGGCTCTCAATGGAAACTTCGGCGTGCTTGAGCGTATGGGTATACATGTTACTGATACACAGAAGGCTCTTATAAAATTTGGCGATGAGACAACCAGGGTCAATACAGTTAATGATATTCTCGCAAAGAACCTCAGGACAAACCAGGCGACGGCCCTAGAAACTACTGAGGGTAAGATGGCACACCTCAATGTTGTCATCGGTAATATGAAAGAAGCTATCGGTAAGGTCACTATTGACGCCCTGACACCATTCATGAACGCTCTCGGAAAATTCGTTGCATCTGACACTTTCCAAGACTGGGTTAAGAAGACCGGTGAGTTCATGCAGAATGACATCAAGCCTATATTCGTATGGTTTGTCGATACTGCAATCCCTAACCTTGTAGAGTTTGGCAAGAAGGTAGGTGACGTTGGTAGTGTCGTAATGACATATCTCAAGCCATCATTTGAGGGGCTCTGGACTGTAATATCTGACAAAGTTATGCCTGCACTCCGTGACCTTTGGCACAATATTATCGAACCTCTTTTGCCGGTATTCGGCGTGATACTTGTTGCTGCGCTCAAGGTAACGATTGACACGTTCTCGATACTCCTGTCAATAGCAAGTGACCTTATCAAGTTCTTCGCAGACCATCGCCAAATCATCATAGATTTCGGTATTGCCTTTGGTGTGCTTGCCGGGTACATGGCATTCAATGGCATATTCAATGCGCTTACTATTGGCTTCAATACCCTTACTCTCATCACCATACCAAATCTGATGGCAAGCATGACTACGCTGAAAGCACTGATAATGTCACCAACTGGTATGGGTGGTATCGCTGTTGCTGGGGCTCTCGCTGACATCTACCTTGTTAAAAAGGCCATCGATGCGGTCCGTGGTGCCATTGAAGAGATGAACAATGCTGCAGCATCAGCAAAGGGCGCACAAGATGCAGCCAACCAGACACATGCGACACTGCTCAATTTATCGAAGAACGGTGACAGTGCGCAGAAAGCGCGTGCAAACGCACTACTTGCTAAAGGGTATGCATCTGGTGGGTATACTGGTGCGGGCGCAGTTGACGAGGTTGCTGGTGTTGTACACAAGGGAGAGTACGTTATCCCGAAGAGCAATGTTGACCAGACTACCGGAACACCTAAAGCCTCGGGTAATACTACGATAAATCTAAACGTCAATGTCGGTATGTACGCCGGAATGCCCGTCGAGAAGCGCGAGATTGCTCTCGATATGTGGAAAGAGATTGTACGAGGTGCTCGCGCGCAGGGCGTACAGCTCCCGATGATTGGCGCAGTGGGGGTACAGTAATGAGCGTTCTAATCAATAGCACTACCATCCAACAGCCAACATCACTCCGAGAAGAGTATGTACAGATTCAATCCGAAAACCAAGCCATCGCAGGCGGCCTGCAGCGCAACCGTATCGGTCAGAAGAAACAGGCGACGCTCACCTATGATATGGTTGCTCCTACGCAGTACCAGCAGCTCATAGCGGCGTTCACGACAGGATCGGGCTGCGTATACTACAATGACCAGGCTAGCTACTCAGGGGGCGTATTCACGTTCTCGGGGCTGCCATATTTTAGTGAGTCGGAATATGTACCAGGCGCGAGCCTCTACAGACCATTTACGGTAAGAATTAGGGAGCAATAGCCATGTCTCAGGCTACGACTACCAGTGGCTATCTGACGAACGTACAGGCAGCTTTCAGGCAGGTCAATTTCGGCGTACTTATCGCATGGCAACGGGTCGCTACTACTGCAGGCTTCTTCACTATAGGTACAAGTACCATCGGCGGAGGAGACAGCATCAAGAGCGCGGGCGCATTCCCCGCATTCTTTGACCGATATCAGTTTACCGATTATTCATCAAACGTCATGAACTGGTCAGTATCACGGACGCTCGGGCAATATCCATTTGGAATGATAATGGCTCAGGCAGACGTGCAGCTCGATAATACCTCAGGACTATTTCTTCCTGGAAAAGACGCTACTATTGGCTCGGGCATACTACCAAACAGACCAATAAAGATAAGCGCAGCCATCGGAAACGAAAGCCTCATGCAGTTCTCTGGCTATACCGGCCAACCTGAGCTCACCATAAATGACCGAAAAATGACACTCCATGCATACGACATTATGGATTATGTGCAGAAGTACAGCATAACAACCTCTGGCACAACAACGAGCGGCGTTGCTACGACGACATCTGGCTACCTAGCGAACGTCAGAGCAGACCAGATATTCCAATATATGTTCCAGACAATCGGGCTATCGAGCAACCAGTATGTACTCGACCAGGGTTTGCAGTCGAGCTATGGCTACGTTTCACTAGCGGACCGCAAGTTTGGCGACATCATGAATGATATCGTGACGGCAGAGCAGGGGCTTATGTTTGCGGATGAGAATGGATTACCACGCTTCTGGAACCGCCAGCATTTCGTTACTACCTCTGGTACGAGTCAATTCCAGCTTAATTATACGAACATCGTAAACCTTGAATATGAGAACACGCCGGTCATTAACGACGTCATCGTGACGGCAAAGCCTCGATCTATCCAAGGATATCAGCAGCTATGGACGCTCAGCAGCGCAACACTTATCGCTGCAAACAGTGAGCTATCAATATTCGCAGGATTTTCTGATTCATACGGTGAGTTACCCGTGACCAATGTGAAGCCCCCATCGCCATCACAAGACACTATCAGTTCATACACCGCGAACACTGCAAGTGATGGAACGGGTACCGATATGTCATCAACCCTTGTGTTGACATCGGTCTACCTCTTTGGCGCATCGTACAAGATGACGTTCAAGAATCCGACTAGCGCGCCAATCTACCTTACGTCGATATCGTTGCTTGGTACACCGGCAAAGGTGACGAGCGAGATTAGCCAACGCTACATGGATAATACGAGCATCGAGGCGTTCGGAAGAAACCCGTCGAATAATGGCGACCCTCTCACGATATCCAATGACTACATACAGAGCAGCTCTGCCGCATACTCACTAGCCTATACACTAGTAAAGGAATATGGCACACCACGGCGACGCTACAAAGCGACCATATTTCCTCGGCCTGAACTTCAGATAGGTGATTGGGGGCAGATAACCGTACCTGATGCGAACAACGAGACCAAGAACGTGTACATAGTCGGGCAGCAAATACAGATGAGTGATAACGCCAATATGCAGCATATCGTATGGCTCGAAGAACGCACACCAAAGCAGTACTTCACCATTGCAACCAGTACCATCGGTGGTACCCATGAGATTGCGCCATAAGGAGACACCATGCAGAATAGTTCATCAACACAACAGGCAACAGTTACACAATCGGGAACAGCCGTCGTATCTTCAGCGGCAGCGGCCGGCAGCTACTACACGGACGTAATAGTTCCGGCAACCGCAGTCATCACATCCATCGTCGGAACAGCAACGTCACCAAGCTATGTCGGAAGCTTCGGGAATATAGTCCTACCATTCCCATATACCGAGATAAACTCATCTGGTGTTGTCACCCTCAACATCCGCGCGCAGATTCGCTATACCTCAGTCAAGGACGGGTCAAAAGCAATCCGCTTCATTGTCGATGTTTCTTCCGGTTCATTTGGTGTCACTACTTGGACTATCGCCTACACATATACACAGACAGTAGTCGTCTAATAGGAAAAGCCATTCTCGGGTACGCTGTTAATAGAGGTATATATGATTTTACGACCACAGTTAGAGCCAACCGATGAACAATCAATCCTGAATTACTATACTGAGCACTACGAAGAGGTGTACGTCGTCTCTTGCAATAAGTGTAAGGCAGACCTTGGCATTGAAGTCAAGGGTCACATCTCGGGCTATCCGCTCAACCGTAATGGCTACACCATGCTTGCCTTTGGCAGCAATCTTCTGACTAGCAGGGTAAGAACCGATGGAAGCATGGGCTATCAATGCATCTGTGGCAATGATACCCGTGGCACTGAGATTGAAGAAGCACTATCACCGGATGGAACCTTCCTACCACATGAAGTCGCTGCAATCGAGCAGAAGCAGATTGAGGTTGACTGGCAACCAAAGGTAAAAGTACGCGGCAACAGAGAGATTACTGAAACATTTACGAGAGAGAGGATTAAATAATGTCATATGCAGCATGGTCAGTGATTGCTGGCGAGCAGCCAACGGCTGCCAAATGGAGCATTCTCGGAACGAATGACGCGAGTTTTAATGATGGAACTGGTATTGCAAATGGCGCAATTATAAATGTTCATCATGCAGACGCGAGTATTGCTTCGGCAAAATTGAAATATGGATTGATCCGAAGACGCCAGGGCAGCACTACCGGTGACGCCTCGTGGCAGACGGCCGGAACGAACAACACTGACACGAGCGCGAAAGATGTGTTTCTGCAGTTTGGAAATATTCCTGTTCCTAGTGACCCTACAACTATTACATTTCCTGTTGCATTTACATACCCACCAATTGTGCTTTGTGCCGTGGCTTCAACGAACAGCAACCAGACATTCGTCGTGCAAACGTCGGCACCTACTACAACGGCAGTTACCATTCACCTGCTTGATGCAGCCGGAACAATTAGAACTGGTGAGAATGTAAGTTGGGTAGCAGTGGGGCAATAACATGGACTTATCTTCTCTCGGACCATCAGCAGCAGCAGTCATCATGGCGATAGTATTCCTTAAATATATACAGAGTAAAGATGAGAGCCAGCAGAAGCGCGATGAATTATTCGCTAAGTCACTAGAAAAGAATACGCAGGCAATGGCAGAAGTAGCAGTAGCTACGAAGAAGTCAGCTAAAGAAGCTGAACAACGAAACGGGCATCTTGCAGAATTAGCCCTAGAGAACCAGAGGGCAAATCAGAAACATCAAACGGCCGTATTAGATGCCATAAAGCATATTACAAATCAGCATGTCGATAACCAGGTAGTGAACAATCAGCAAATAAAGGAGTAGTCATGCGTTTTCCGCTAGACCATATCGAAGTCACACAGCCATTCGCATCAACTGAGATAGATTACTCTTCATTTGGATTAAAAGGACACCATGGTACAGACTTTCAAGCCGCGACGCCATTACCTGTTTATGCCGTTGAATCAGGAACCGTTGAGTTTTCACAGAATGGCGTAACAGATAAATACACTGGACGCTTTGCAGCAGGCGAAATCATCGTCATCAATGGCGAATACGAGTCTTGGTATATGCATCTTTCAAATAGGGCAGTACCAGTAGGCGCACGCGTATCTGAGGGGCAGCTCATCGGATACACGGGTAACACTGGCTTCACAACTGGCCCACATCTTCATCTTGGCATACGCCCTCTGTCTCCCGATATCAATAACGGGTATAGGGGCTTCATAGATTTTGAAAAAGTAGTTAAAGGAGGAAATACAATGTTTCCAAACAAAGGCGATTTAATCAACTTCCATAATTCGACTGGATGGCTAGGCCATCAACCTAATGACAACGACGTTGCCTACTGGACTACCGGCACTGGTAATCCGAACTGGTCAAAAGGCGCGGATGAAGTATGGAAGGCTCTTTGTTATGACGTATCGCAGTGGGTGCTCAACCACCCTACTATCGTGAACAGCGATAGCAACTTCGTAGAAATTAGCGGTCCTGTATTTAAAAAGAAGTAAGGAGTCAATATGCAACTCAACCCATCACCAAAAGTACGCGCAGCAATCTACATTGCCGTCGTTATAGGTACGTCAGTTATCGTTCCTCTGCATCAAGCAGGTGTAGTCAGTGATGTTATCTTTTCAGTTTGGACTAGCGTTGCCGGAGCTGCATCGCTCTTGGCTGCAATAAATGTAACGTCGAGCAAATAGCCATGATAGAGCGCGATGACCACCACCTGTGCCATGACAGGGTGGCATGGGAAGCTCGCCCCGAAAGCCTACTGATTCGGGAACGACTCATCGCGCGTTCTATCTTCCGTCCTATCCACGATCAGTGTCACAGGGAAACTTCACCTGTACCTGTTCCGCTTGTTCATTCATTGCAATGGGTGTCACATAGATTCCATGAGCAGACAGATGTGTTCAAGGGGATTGACAGCCTGAGCTCACTACTCGAAGCAGCTAACCGACTCAAATATGCCAAGCCAATCGAGAAAGAAGTGAATCTTCTTGCGATAGAAGCCCTGCAATCACAGATTCCATACTTGCAAGAGGGGCTTCCGCCAACTGTCACCTACATAGATTTAGGGAGAGTCGCATGAGACTCAAGATAAACGGTGAAAAGATAGATACCTGTGCGGAGAATACCGTCCTGTTTCAGTTTGCCGGAACTCTCTCAATGTATAACTTCGTCTATGTTGATGGTGAAGAGAATGCTGCAAGGGTATTTGAGATGAGCCGCAGCGGCGAACTCTACAAGAAATTAGCCAAAGAAGCGATAGAGGGGAACTACCCCGCACATACAAACATGAACTTCCTACAGAAAGACGACATGCAAGCCTACGAGTCTATCGCGCTAGCTGATGTCGCGCGGCTTAATTCAGTACCGATTGAGTGGCAGAAAGCGTTCTAATGAACTACGAACGTACAGCCCGTATAAGCCTGCTTGCTGCTGAAATGGCAATCTTATTCACCCCAGGCCATAACACCACGCAAAGCCCCGAATTTGAGGCCAAGCGTGCCGAGTACCTTTGGGAAGAACATGTGAGAATCGAATCAGATAAGTTTGACCCGCCATATTTGAGTGACCACCGTTTCGGATAGTAATAACTATCACAATACTAGGCGTTCATTGACAATCTACCGATGTGCGAGTACTATACGAGTACGAATCTTCTACTCGTAGCCCATGTACATCGTACATAAAGGGCTTATTTCCATATCTGGCATCTCGTTAGGTATAGTAAGGCCCTCGTAATACTAGGTTTAATGTGCTGGAAACCTTTGAATCTCTTTTTTGCGGGGGCCTTTCTGTCCACAACTACGGTTGTGGGCGGAAACCGCGTAGGCAGGGTTATATTCTACCCACCAGGGCGCGTAAAAGAACCTGGAACACCTTAACAAGTAGATATTTGAGCTCTATGCATGCAGCCCTCCGATATGCGGTATGCTTTGTGTTTCCTTTTCGCATATAGGTAATTAAGACGTGGAACGGGAATAGTTATGACATTTGTCTATGAACCGTGTAGAGCTCAGTTGTTTACTTGTTAAGGCCACAAGGATATACGAGGCTAGCCGTATGGCCGTTATACGGACTGGTGACGTAATGCGTCAGCTAACAAATAGGTTCAAGTTAGAATGGGAACAAATAGTTCGCACCCCTTGTTACTTAACAATTCGGTTGCTTGTTCTGAATCTTTTATGATTTAGCTTCAAGGCAACCCAACATTTAGCACAGATTCGGTAATGAAATAGAATTCATTATAGAGCCAGTGCAAACGTAAGGTAGCCTGTACCCCAGGGGTTAGAAAAAATCAGGTCTTTTTGAGTGGGAAAAACTACAACGAACAAACCGAAGCACTAGGTATATAGTAGAAGTGCTCGGGCAAACATCAAAACCTATACCACATTAACTGAGGGTAAAAGGAATTGCTGTATGCTCATCTCAGAGGCCTTTGAGCGGTATCGAGAAGACGTTATTGTCTTCACCAATCAAAGCCCTAAAACCGAAGAATCACATAACTCAAGTCTGCATAGCCTTGTGAGGTTCCTCGGTGACATAGATATTGGTTCGCTTACATTTGAGCATGTACGGTTATGGAAAGCTGACATGTCAAAAACCCTCTCAGACATTACAGTCAGGGGCTACATCATTAAGCTCAGGGTTGTACTCACCTACCTCAGAAGAATTGGGATAGATGCGCTTGACCCTGAGCTTATACCAGTACCGAAACGATCTGAGTCAGTACCAAAGTTCATCAGCCCCGAAGAAGTCACCCAGCTTATAGACGCTTCATTTAGAATCAGGGGTAAAGCAATCATCTCGTTGCTTTACGCTTCTGGCATCCGTGTCAGTGAGTTATGCTCTCTCGACCGTGGAATGATACAAAACGGCTGCTTTACTATAGTCGGGAAGGGAAAGAAACCCCGTCTCTGCTTCATAGACACCAGGACAAAGCAACTCCTTGAAAAGTACCTGGCGACACGAAAGGATAACCACCCGGCATTATTCATCTCTACTCAAGGGCTATGCCGCATGACACCGACAAACATACAATTCGTGCTGCAAGCTGCTTGCCGTAACGCTCATATAGATAAGCATGTTACGCCCCATGTGCTACGGCACTCATTCGCGACGAACCTACTCAGAAACAACACGAATATGCGCTACGTTCAAGAGATGATGGGCCATGCCAGCCTGCAAACTACACAGATGTATACTCACGTCGTGAACATGGATTTACAGAAGGTGTACGCGGAAAAACACTCGATTTAGCATAATGGGTATTGACATACTGTGAAAACCGAGTATAATGGTCTTTAGAATCATCCAGCACATTAAATCCTTACCAAGTCAGAAGTTAGAAAGCACTCTTGTTTTCAAACGGAAGTATCTGTACACTGTATCTGTTCCGGTTCGCCGCGATAGCTCAGTGGTAGAGCACCTCCATGGTAATGCCTAAGCATTACATCAGTCGAAAATACAAGACCTTCTAACTCCTACGGGAGTTTTTTTATTACCCAATTTTGGGCTACGAGTAGAAGATTCGTAACCCAATGAGGGGGCTAAATGCTCCCACCGAACAGACGTGAGGTCTGTCAGGTATGTGTTTAACAAAAACGAGCACAAATAGACCGAAGCCGGATAGGACGCGATGAGCGGGAAACGAAGACGGCAGGCAGCTCAACCTTAACAATTAGGAAAGAACATGAAAATACTGAACAAAGTGGTATGTTCCTTGCTGATAGCAATACCAGTAATCGCATACCCAACGGGCAACCGGCAAGTAGAAGTTGTTCATGCACAATCACAATCCCATGCAGTTAATACCCAAAAGGCTACTGTTACAGAGCCGACGGCCGAGAAGGTGGAAGTCCAAGAGCAACCGATACAAACCGAACCGCCCAAACCATCAGCGGAAGACGAAGCAAAGGTGTTCATCTACTTCAAAGAGAGTAGTAATAACCCCAATGCGACGAATCCCGGCGGATGTTACGGACTAGGACAGGACTGCAACGGTTTAGTAAAGGACAAGTGCGGTGCGGATTACGCATGTCAGGACGCTTTCTTCACCGCCTACATGATACGGCGGTACACCACTTGGAGTGCAGCGAAGTCATTCTGGTTAAGTAAATGCGGAACCCGTGAGGGTTGCTGGTGGTAGTGAACCTCATCGGTTCACTCTCGGGAATGCTGAGCTAGCCCGCTCTAGTAGGGGGCAACATTTAGCTGACAAGGCTCTTAGAGTCCCGGGCGTGAGCTGATGAATCGGGGAGTATGCGAGGCTCCCCGAACTCAGTTCTAAACAGGTCATTATGTGCACATACACCCCTAAGCTACGGGCCCCGGCAATAAAGGTCACTATGTGTACATATTGGTCTGTTTGAGTGATTTCCATTGAGGGTACGGGCAGTGATGAACTGTTCAACTCCTGCGAGCTACACCGTGACACGACGGGTACAAGAAAGCAATAACAGTGTCTAATGCTGAATGTACATTGTAGCTTTAACAGACCGACGGACGAGATATTCCGCGTACAAAATTCGGCACAATGGAAACCACTTTGACTGACTAAAAATAATAAATGTAAGGAGACATTATGGGTATCAAAAAACACCAGAGAATCGAACTCTCAATACAAAAGGCAACCCGAAAGGGTGACACAGCCAAGGTTGAAAAATTACGAAAACTCATAGGCCGATAAATGAGTGGCATCAAAGATTTGGTCGTATTCGGTCTAGAGCAATTGCTCAGCTACGCCAAATATCTCGAAGATAATAACAGTCTCACTTACGACCTTTTACGGCAACGGGTAGAGACATTTAAGAAGAAAGAAAGTGTAAAGAAATCATGAAGCGAAGTTTAAAAAAGGTGCTCGATAGGGTAGCCCCGCTACCCCCCAAAGAAATAGAGACCCCCGCGAAGAAGTCTCAGAACACAACTCTATCAGACTACAAAGCATTCTTCAAGTCTACTGGCCGAGCAATACTTGTATCCGTTCCAATAATCGTAACTCTCACGTTCATCGCCGCCGGCGTTGTCGTGATACTCACTGGCAAATTCAATGTTCAAGTACCCGAGCAGCTAGGGCAGATTGCAAACATCATAGCTGGCAGCACAGCCGTTGTGATGGGAGCATACGCATTTCACAAAGTCGTAAGATGGCAGGCAAAGGAGAAATAGTAATGGCGAAGAACCAAGTTGCAGAGACGCTTTTGAAGCAGCTCAAGAACCCTTTCGATCCTAAGTTCGTCAAGTGGCGCATTGGTGCTACGAACTCAGACAAGACCAAAGGTATCGCGCTAGCATATATTGATAGCCGAGAAGTTAAGAAGCGTCTCGATGATGTATGTGGTGTTGAGAACTGGCGCGACAGGCTTATCCCTATCGATGGCGGATTCATCAGCGAAATAGACATCAGAATAGATGGCGAATGGATAACCCGCTCTAACGCAGCAGGCAACACAAAAGTTGAACCAATAAAAGGTGGTGCATCAGACGCATTCAAACGAACCGCTGCAAAGTGGGGCGTAGGCCACTACCTGTACTATCTGCCGACACTATGGGTAGCTATCAAACAGCAAGGGAAAAATAGCAGAGGAGAGCCGATATACGTTCTATCTGAAAGCCCGCTGCTACCCGATTGGGCTAAGCCTGGCGAAGTTGAGAACTGGGAAGACGTTGCTGAACTGTTGGCCGATGCGTCCTCTGGTGAAGATGGCTTTGATGCAGACGAGGTTATTGATAACGTCGATAAGATTCGTTCTTCAACCTCTAACGAAGAACTTGATATGGTAGTTGAGTCATTTAGCTCAGATGAGAGATTCATGCTTGCAAACCAGATTCAAGTTAAACGAAGGGAGCTAATACATGCGGGAAACATTCAACCCGATAATAGTTGACGCTCCGCAACGTAGTGAAGAATGGTACAAGGCACGTCTTGGAAATGTTACTGGCTCTGGTGAAATAAAGACTAGGGCATGGGCCAAGAAAATCACGGCAAAGCAGATGGCTGCTGCTGATGAGTACTATGCTAATGCAAAAGTACAAAAAAGTGAGCAATGGATTGAGCGTATGCGGACAGAATACCCGCATGAGTATTGCCTACAGGCACAAGTTCCATTACTTGAACTCGAAGAACGTGCTAACTACCGCAAAGATATCGTCGGTGAGCGTCTAACTGGAATCAGAGCCGACGAGGATCAATACGTCAATAAAGCTATGCAGTGGGGTGTTGTCAATGAATGGATGGCGCGAGACGCCTATAAAACCATCACCGGCAATATCGTAAAAGATGCGCCGTATATGATGCATCCGACACTGCTATGCGGAGCTTCGCCAGACGGTCTTGTCATTGACACAACCACTGGCGAGCTTGGAAACGTCGAGATTAAGTGTCTCATTGTCCGCAACCACCTATACAAGGTGATAAAGGAAGAGGCATTGCCGATGGAATACTTCGACCAGGTTCAGATGCAGATGTGGATTACTGGCCGTGCATGGTGTGACTTCGTTGCGTACGATAGCCGACAAATCAAGGATTTGCAGGTGTTTATCAAGCGCATCGAGCGCGATGATTTCTTCATCGAAAATGTACTCGTTCCATCAGTGACACGATTCCTTATAGAGTGTGACTGCGATGAGCGACAGTTCTACGCCATAGGCGCGGCACTACGCGAGAAAATGCTTGCTGAATATACAGACGCAGGCAAATTCTACCGCCCATCACCTCTGTTTGACAAACCACAATTTAATCATGAAAGGAGCATCGCATGAAAACAGCGTTGCAAAGCAAAACAGTCTACGAACCAAATAAACAAGTAAAAGTCACCGTCGTTAATAAGCCGGTATTTGCCGATGACGGCACAAAGCTTGGCTTTGATTCAAAGCTGACAATCACCACTAATATGCGACGCCTCGATGAGGTCTCGTTCAGTAGTGATGATGAGATTGCAGATTTTGTTGGTGCTATTGATTTCACAGACCCCCAGCAACAGCTAGAGGTATAGCCAATGAGATACAGACTGTCTGATGAAACACAGGCAGATGCGGCATTCACCTACCTATCCAAGTTGAGCGGCAAGCATGCACTGGTTGAAGTCAAAGAGATTAAACCAACCCGCAGCTTGCCGCAAAACGCATTCTTTCACTTGCTTCTTACCTACTTCGGTCTACAAGTCGGATATACAAAAGATGACCCGCTGACCATAGAAGAAGCGAAAATATACATCAAGCGTCACATGAGTGACGTTTTTGTGCATTTCAAGAATGGCGACCCGTACTTTAAAAGTTCGGCCGATCTAACGACTGAAGAAATGACACTTGTGATAGACAGGATGTACCGACTAGCTGCCGACATGGGAATCACGCTTCCTCAAGTTGATAACGAGGAAACACGAAATCTCATGGCAAATGAGATTGAGCAATCAAAATATTAGTTCGAGGACTTACCACATGAGGGTGTTGGCAAGTTTTTGAAAGGTGAAAATGAAAATATACTACGACATCATTTCAAAAGAGTGGATGGCGTCAAAAACGGCCGTATCGCACCACTCCGCATCGTCCTCAAAAACGAGCGTGTAAGACAATGCAAAAAGGTTTCAAGAATAACTCTTGATTCCGGTATGCAGCATCCAGCGTATTACAACTTTGAGACCGCTAAGACGTTAGGGATAACTCCTGCACTCAGGATTCTCGACGAGCTTGGTCTTGAACTACAGATAGTTAAAAAGAAAGAGGAATAGGGGGGCTACATGCTCAAAGCAGCATTATATACAGGCGAATCGACCGACTGGCAGAACGCTAGCCGCAAGATGGTCCTTGACACTTCCAAAGACATAGATGTTTTTCGGCAAGACTGTCACGACGAAATCGACAAAATGATTGATAAATTCATCGAGGAAAACGAAGACGATGTTTGAACAATACAAAGCACTCAAACGAGAGCGCGATGCTGCGGCATTCAGCGCAATGAATAATACGAAAGAGTATTGGCGCAGCGAGGCCCGGGCAACGGTCGAGGTACTGGCCCGCAAAAAGTCACCATTTACCACTGATGAGGTACTCGACATACTGGAACGGAAGAATACGGTGACTCGTGAAAACCGCGCACTTGGCGGAATTATGATGAAAGCCCGAAACGAAGGGGTTATCAAGCCGATTGGCACACGCCCGACTACTAGGCGGTGCGCCCATCTTCGTTTAAAGACGTTGTGGATTGGAGCATGACATGTACCCGTTTAAAAGGATTATTAGCTTCTTTATAGACCATGACCCCGATTACTATTATGACGGCTTTCATGCCTGTAGAAGATGAGGTAAGGAGTGGTACAAGTACCAAGGAGATGACGAGTGACATATATATCACGCTACGGCAGCAAATACGGCAATAAACGAACCGAGTACAACGGTTATCAGTACATGTCGAAGTTTGAAGCGCGGGTCGCTCAAGATTTAGATTTACGCAAAGCAGCCGGAGAATTTGTAAGCATTGATACGCAGTACAGGATAACACTCTACTGCTACCTACCAGATGGTCAGAAAGTAGACATATTCAACTACATTTGTGATTTCCGCTGTGAGCGTCCTGATGGCACTTATTTGCTTGTTGAAGCAAAAGGGCACGTTACAGACGTTTACCGCACGAAACGCAAGCTGTTAGACCTGATATGGCTTCCTGACCACCCTGAGTATGAGTTTGAAGAAATACGACAACGATAAAGGAGAATTGGCTATGCCTAAAGATATAATAATCACTACACAAACGCAGCTCAACAAGCTCAAAGAGGTAAAAGTAGGACAGAAAGTAGTCATCAAGGCTGCTCTCCGCTTACCTGGTATTTTGAAAGTTTACGGTGAGCTTACTATTAAGAAACCATTAGATTGTGACTGGTATCAAGACAGACACGTGGAGGCTTCGGGCTCTGCAACCGTGGAGGCTTCGGACTCTGCAACCGTGGAGGGCTTGGGGCTCTGCAACCGTGAGCTTACTAGGTTTTGCTATTGGGATAGTATTCCCCTCGGTTAAGTTTGAGATAAAATCTGACTTTGCAAAAATTGTGAAGCGCTACCAAGTGTTCAAGACAAAGAAGAAAACGATCGTCTATAAAAAACTTCGCGACGGACTCATCGCAACACTTGAATTACAGAAAGGCCAAGTCTTTCAGTCTGCTAATAACTCGAAGTGCCGCACTGACTCAGCCAAGGTGCTCAAGATTGAGAATCCTGATGGAAAAGAGCGAAAAACTGGACGGTCACAAGCTGACTATGACTTTGTATATAAAGTTGGTACTACAGTATCTGCGCCATACGATGAAAGAATTGAGGAGTGCTCAACAGGCATTCACTTCTTCCTGAGCCGAAAAGAGGCTGAGGAGTACTAAATGATAATTTCTCTAGAACCAAACCAAATCTTCATCTTCGGTTCTAATCTAAACGGTTTTCACGCTGGAGGAGCAGCCAGACAAGCACACGAGGACTTTGGGGCTGAGTGGGGAGTCGGTGAGGGATTAACAGGACAGTGCTACGCCTTCCCAACTTTAGATGAGAACCATAAACAGGTTTCTACCACTCTCCTCAAATCCTCCCGCCTAAAACTCTACCAGACCGCACAGAAGCACCCTGAGCTAGAGTTCCTACTCACAAAGGTAGGATGCGGCATTGCTTCGTTTCCCGAAATTAAGATGAAGAAACTGTTTGCTAACGCACCGAGAAATATAATAAAGCCTGAGGACTGGAGATAATATGCCCCTTAGATGGCCCCTCTACTACGAACTGTCAAATGAAAAGCCCCTAGACCTACTTCGGGCCCATGTAATGCGAATAAGACGAAAGGCAGCCAAATGAAATCATACCTCTTGAATGAGCATGATACTAACAACGTCAATAGAATCAACGTCATGC